AACCCAAAGAGGGAGGCCAAAAGGTCTCCCTTTTTTTGTGCCCAAAGAAACCAGTTCCCAAGCTGCGTGCTGCCTCGCCTCCCCGATGCGAAACCAGTTCCCGCTCTGCGTGCCGCCGTAGCAAAATGTTAGGCCATGGCCTAAACTTTTTCCCCGAAACCCCCTTGTGACATTTGTGACATTTGTGAGGTTTTGCTGGAGTCGAAAAAAGAACATAAGTGCTTTGCATTTTTACCCAGTGCTTTTCTATTTGGGTAATATTGGTTTGTATAAATCTTATATATAAAAGAATGAATAAAAATATAATGTAACTTTTGTAACTTTTTTAAGAGAGAGATAAAGGGTTCTGCTTTTTACTTTTAAACTATATGAAACTAGTTAAGGAGGGTAAGACCCCCCAAAAGTGCAGAACCTCTTTTTAAAAACCTCACAAATGTCACAAAAGTTACACGCTTGATTTATAAAGAGTTTTTCGCACAACCTTGTAACCTTTGTGACATTTTGAAAATTAACCTCTTGCAAATCAAAGGCTTAGCAAAAAAGCAAAATGTTACATGAATGAAATCAAACACTTACGAGGGAAAAAGCATTATGTAGTCCTTTGCAGTTTAATGTAGTTGACTTGACAAAGGCTTTGTAATGTGCTATACTAGGCATTCATTTGGAGTTATGGAGTTACACAAGTTCAACAAAGCAGCACATGGATGTGCGACCAAATGTTAGGCCATGGCCTAAACTTTTTTCCCGACAACTAACCGTAGGAACAACCATGCAAGCATTCATCATCGACGACGGCACAATGGACACAGTAGTCCAGATCACTGCATTGGGTACAACTTGGACACAGCGATACGACAGCGACTACCGCTACGGCTTTGACCCCGACCCTGACATCAGCACTGAGTATTTTCTTGAATCGGTACTTGACGACACACAAGACGAAATGCGTCAGCAAGCGCACCACCGTTGGGAACAAATGAACGAGTGGGCATATGGGTAAAGTCAAACAACACTTAACCAGCGAGAAGCCGTGCGTCCATTGTGACGCACTGTTTCCTAAAGAGCGCGAACGCTTGGGCTATGACACTTGCCTGACTTGCGGCGAGACCGAGGCAAACCAACGACGGCATACGGTAGTCCCGATGCACAAATCCAACTACACCGTAATCAGCAACCGAGCCGAACTACTTGGCATCAACAACAAGGGAGGATTTTTTAGGTAATGCGGAGGTGGAGATTTGCCATCAATGCAAAAGAGTGCAACAATGCACAAACAGCTACACAATTTCACAAACAACTTAACAAAGGACTATTCAAATGCAAAACAAACTAAACGTAATCCCAATGAGCAATACCCGCTCACCAATGGAGCGACTGCGCGAGAATGCCGTACTGCTATCTGTAGTGGTGCGTTGCCCATCCTTCAAGAAGACTGACAAGCGTGCTGGTGCTGACCATTCACGTAGCCGGAATGCGAAGGTAGGGAGGCACAAGATCGACAAGGTATTGATCAACTCACCATTGCTTGAGGCGATCCGCTCACTGGGCAATGACGCACGCAACATAGTGAAAGCCGAATGTGCGCCGTATGATCGCGGGCAGAACTTGTGCCCGAACTACAAGTACATCGACGTGAAGGAAGCAGTGCGTCAAGTATTCACTGAGATGCAGGGCCACAAAGACAAGTTTGTCGCGGAGTATCCCACGATCATGGCGTACAACCAGATCGAACTGGGGGATGATTTCAACCCAGCGGAGTATCCATCTCTGCAACAAGTCAAGGCAAAAATCGGCTGGGACTTAGTGGTCAACCCCATACCGCTACAGGGTGACTTCCGTAGTCAGGTAGAGCAGGACGGTCTCGACGAGATGACTGAGGATTTCCACGTTGCTGCCGACAACGCACTACGCGACTCTCTGGAAAAAGTTTTTGAGGAAGTGCGTAGAACTATCGAGAACGTATCGGAACAACTCAGTGACCGTGACGTGAATCCGGACTCAAAGCGACAGTTTAAGTCCTCGTGCCGTGGGTTCCATGACACGCTACTCGACAACGTGATGCGCTACGTCAACATGCTGGACGTGTGCAACATCTATGACAATCCAGAGGTGAAGGCATCCCAACAACAGATCAGGGACTTGCTCACATCCGTGAGTGTGCCGCAGCTAAAAGCATCAGACACGCTGCGCCTTGAAACCAAGCAACAAGTGGACGAGATCATCAAGAACTTACCCACGCTATAACCAACCACAACCAACGAGGAACTAAAAATGCAACTCAATACTGTAATGCAATACGCTGACTCTCACGATGATCTGATCGAGGACATCGCTGATCTGGGCCGCGAGATTTCCCTGATCATTCAGGGGCCAATGGGCTGGGGTAAATCGGCCATGTTACACACGCTAGGCGAGATGCCTAGGTTCAAGGGATATACACTTGTTTATATAGATTGCACCACCAAGTCCGACTCTGGTGACTTCTTTATGATCAAGTACGGCGAGGACGGTAAGACGTTTCTGACCGTACCCCACGAGGAACTGGGTCTACATCTTGAGGGGCCAGTGATCATAATGTTTGACGAGATCGGTAAAATGCCGCGCTCCGCATTCAATGCAGTGCTGCGTATCCTGTACGAGCGCAAGTCCGGCACGATGTCGCTCCATCCAGACTCCATTGTGTTCGCCACCACTAACCTAGCAGCGGAGGGTTTGGGTGACTTGTTACCACCGCATGGCATCAATCGCTGTCAGGTACGGACGTATAAAGTACCCACCAAGATGGAGTGGCTAAGCTGGGCCGTCCGTAACAGTATCCACACGTTTTTGATGAGCTACGCTAATCAGAACGATCATATCTTTTCCTGTTTTCTTGACCATGAGGAGATTGGGAAGTACCCCGAACTGTACGATCCCCGTGCAGTCAACAAGCCTGTCGCATGTGTTACGGGTCGATCTATGGAGAACGCGTCCCATGTGTTCCATGCGTATGATCGCCGCATTGAAGCAGCTATGGATGCCGGGACATATCAACAAGGTGGAGACCTTGAGAAGAAGTATCAGAGAGTGTTGCTCAATGGCTTGGTCGGAACCGTTGGCCCAGTGGCAGCGAACAACATGATGACCTACTTCAAGATGCAGGGTGAGATACCCACGCGTGACCAGATCATACAGAACCCGATGGGTGCGCCCATACCCAAGAGTGGTGCAGCTAGATGTCTGTTGATCAGCCGGACTCTGAACGATATGGACAGAGAACTAGCGGGGCCGTGGATGACCTACCTGATGCGCGGAGACTTCACTAAGGTTGACCAAGCGTTGTTCGGTATGGGTACTCGCGTCAAAGGATACCCTGACAAGAAGTTACGAGCAGTTGCCGGTAACACGCAGTACCAGAAGTGGGCCGAAGTTAACTCACACTTGTTTGGATAATAATTACGAGGACGATGAAATGTTTGCATTAGATATGGCACTAACACCCGAGCAACGGGTGAACCGTGAGATCACCAGAGTGCTGGATCACCTCCGATACGCAGCGATGGCGGGGGTAGCACAACTGGGTGAGATACGGGTAGAACGCGGTGTACCTACCGCCTACACAAATTTCAGAGATATTGTGATCGGGTACGAGTATGTCGAAACCCTGACCGACGCAGAGATACGGGGTTTGTTCATCCATGAGCTATACCATGTGGCTTACATGCACATGCCGAACTATCTTTGGATGACCAAGATCAATCCCAAGTTAGCCAACATGGTGTGGGATTATCGCATTAACGGGCAGATCGTGGCAGAAAATCGGGTGGATGGGTTCGCCAAGCTACCTGATGGTGCGTTGTACGATAGCAAGTATGACGGGATGCTTGAGGGTGAGATATGGAAACTTCTGTACGAGGAAGAAGAGCAAGGTGGAGCGGGTGGTGTCCCTAGCGAGGGGCAGGGCAGCATGGATGAGCATGATGTCGAAGCGTTCGAGGAACTATCCGAAGAGGAGCAGCGCGAACTCAGCAACGATATACAGGAAGCTATACGGCAGGGACTACTTGCCGCAGAGAAAGCAGGCAAGGGAGGTAACAAAACCCTTGAAGAACTTGTTGAGGTAGTTATCCCGTGGGAGGACATCATCCAAGAGTGGTTTGTCGATACGTGCAGCGGGGGTGAGGACGGTACGTTCCGTGTCCCGAACCGTAAGTACATGCCGATAAACATCATCAGGCCAAGCCGTATACAGGACAAACTGGATGATATTGTTCTTGCCATCGACACGTCAGGCAGTGTTGCGTCTGAACAACTCACCAAGTTTATGTCAGTGGTGCGTAACATTATTGAGACGCTGGCAATCAACAATGTACATGTGATTTACTGGGATACTGAGGTTCGCTCGCACGAAGTCTATGGTGAGACAGCCATACCACTGTCTGAACTTGTTAATACAACTAAGCCGAAGGGAGGTGGCGGCACTAACGTAACATGCGTGCCTGAGTACATAAAGCAGACCAGCATCCAAGCCGAAGGCGTTGTGGTACTAACTGACGGTCACATATACGGAGGGTGGGGTACGTGGACAATGCCTGTACTATGGGCAGTCCTGAACAACAAAGAAGCAAACCCAAGCGTCGGCAAAAAGCTAGACGTACTTATATAGGAGAACGATGATGCAAGAACCAATTAGAACTAAACTAATACCAACACTGAAACTCAGAACTGCGTTTTTATATAACCAAAGTCAACTACAGTACTTCAACCCGTACAACTACCCGAAGTGGGAAGGTGAGGATAATCGTCTTGGTGAGATAGAACTCATGGACGTTGAAGCTGCGATAAACAGGTGTGTGGGATACGAGACTGTGCCCGTACATCTGACCCACCGCAATCGTTTCCATGAGGAACCAGCCAAAGCACCAGATGCTCTGGGTGTTAAGAAGAAGGGCGACCTTATGTTCCGCGCCCTGATCACATGGTCTTATGAAGAGAACTCGCTGGGTGTCGATACGGTGAGGTATTGGGTGGTCTCGCCGTTCATCAGGAAGCAGCGTTGTAACAGCCGCTCACCACATCCAAGCAGCCTTACAGATCACTGCGCTTTTCGTACGAACAGTGTTAAGAAAGTACTACAGGAAGTACTTAGCTATCCCGCTGTAAGTTTTGATCTCATTGTTGCTTATGCTTACAACAAGATGAGGAGCATGGCCGAAGAGGTTCTGGAGACAGACCGAAAGGAACTGATCAATGAAGTGTCTGACTTTTGGAGGAAAATTCAGGTAGAAGATCAGGACGCCAAAGCCATACTGATGGAGTGGTTCGCTCACGCGCTTACCGGCAACATGGAGATGTACATACCAGCAAGTGAACAACTTGTGGAGAGAGCGAAGGAACATCTGGAAACTATCAAGCCATTACATGAACAAATAGACGAAGCTAACTCATTGGTTCCTGTATTTGTTTCACAATTTGGTGATGATGACGTGGCCCGTTGTTACACGATGAAACCAGAAGAAGGATCAGTAAAAGGGTATTTTGATCCGGAAGGTTTTGTTGACAAAGTTGTTGTGTACGAAACAGCCAGTGCGATGCCATCTGTAATCAAATCCAAACTGGCTGCGATACAGATCAATGAATCGAACTTGTTAAAGGAATACTACAGCCACTACAACTACATACCCAATGTCGGTGCGTTAATGCTTGATAAGTTTTTCAACACAAGAGGCAAGCACGGTATGGTGTTCTTGAACCCCACCGAGTTTGCCGAGGTATTTCCGAGTGAGTGATGCGTTCAGGCTTGAGGTATTTGTAGACAAGGACGGCACGGTTTATGACGAGGTGATACTAGACAAGGTAGGCGATGCCACTAGCAAGTGGGATTACTTACTAGACTCTAAACTTCATCATATAAACAACTTACCAAGCTGGATGCGAAGGAAGTTAGCTGTGTTGAAAATGCGTAGCTACGACCCACCTACTGAGAACATACCGGAGGTCGGTCAGCGAATAAGTAAATACATATTCTGGATTTATCCTAATGAGGGAGATACCGATGGCGATGACCCCGGAGAAAAAAGTAAAGCAGGAAATAGTGAAACAATTGAAGAGTATGGATGATGTGTATTACTTCTTCCCAGCAACGGGCGGTTATGGACGGTCAGGTGTACCCGATATAATCGTCTGTTACCGAGGTTGGTTCTACGGTATTGAATGTAAAGCAGGAAAGAATAAACCTACCGCCCTTCAGTTACGTGAACTGGAAAACATAAACGAAGCCGGAGGCGTTGGGTGGGTAGTAAACGAAGACAACGTAGATTCTGTGAAACATGTTTTAGAATCAAGAGAACATGATGGGCCGCGCAGACAGTCGTGGCAGCAGTTAATATTAGAATTTGATAAGTGAGATAGTTGTGTTGGGCAAGGAGTGTTTAAAAATTTCTGACCTTGCCCCCATCCCAGCGGGCGGTGGATAGGCATTGAAAAACACCCGCAGCGCATGGTCGTCTTTATTTGTTTAGGTAATATTCCCCGGACAAATTCCTACACGATTGAGTGCGTCGAATAAGTCACGCTACGGCTAGTCGTGAGAAAGCACAGATGAACTCTGAATGGGTGGAGGAACTTTGTGTGGACTCACGCAACTTTTAATTAAGGAGACAATACGATGGGCGATGTTACGTTAAAAGAATTGTTAGAAGAATTTGATGCAGGAGAACTAGACGAGGAACTGGAAGAGTTTGCGTCAATAGAGAGACAAGTAGAGAAAGCATTAGTCGAAGGTATAGACGGGGCAGCCGATGTGCGTATGGTTCAATCAATACTGCTTTCTAAAATAATCTCTGTAGCTATTACGTTGGGTGTGTCAGAAAAAAGATTTGAAGAGATTGTGTCAGACACTTGGCGATTAGTTGAGTGGAGTAATGAAAAACATGGGAGCGAGGTACACTGATGAACGGCGAATCGTTCTACGTAGATATAGACGGGGCGACGTGGCAGTACATGTTGGTTACTGATCCAGAAGCTGCACTGTACTGGAACGCGTCTAGTTACAAACTAAAACTAAGCGACATCAAGATCGCAACTAAGTGCTCGCTCGAAGATCGCAAGAGACTACGGCGAGAGATACTGAAAGATATGCAGGAGAATGATGATGGGCAGAGTGTATAACAACGAGCGAGATTTGCCGGACGATCCGAACCGTGTAGGTGATGAAGACTACGGACGCAAGTGGTGGTTGGATGAACCTGATCCAGATGTAGGGCGAGAAGAGGACTGGGACGATGCTAGAGATAACGATTAAGGTTGACGAGGAACATGCCGAAGAACTGATACAGCTAGGCAAACGCATTATAGCAGCAGTAGAAAAACTAGAAGAGTTTGTGGAGGATGAGAATGAGTGAGGAAGAACTGCAAGAACTTTGGGATAGAGAGTTGCTCGACGGATGGCAACGTGAAGGCAGTATGGCGGGTGTAAAAGCCTTTTTCTTTAAAAAAGCCACAGGATTAAATGACTACGAGGGGGAACTTGATTGGGGTAAAGTAGATACTTTTTTAGAAAGTTGTGCCCTTAAAAGATATGAACTGACGTATGTAAGCAAACAACCCGTGCGAGCATTTGTTGCAAATAGATCGCCCAACCTTAGCGGTTGCCTTTGGTCAGGAAAGTACAGCCACGATGAGCTGTTAGAGGCCATCGACAGATTTAAGTGGACACCTCTTACTGAAGAGCAGAAGGCAAAGTTTTCTAGGCAAAAATATCAAAGGTATAGGAAAGGAAAAAATTCTTTAACCATTAAAGCCAGAGAACTAACTAAAAAGCACGATTGGAATACAGTTAAATAAAGAGGAAGAGAACGATGATTATAAAAGAAATCAGTAAAGATTTTTGGCGTTTAGAATTACGTTATGGCGAAGATAGACTAATCTGGTACGCCCCCACCCGTGCTGAAGTACGCGGTAAGTACCATCAATGGGCGCATGATAAAAAGTTTTCTGGTACTAATTTACAAACCCCGCAACCGACTATTGCAGCGGGTAGTGTGGCACATTTGGAATGATAGGATATGGCGAAGAAAGGACATAAGGATTTGCACCCAACAATTATATCTATGGCAAAGAAAGGCATGAAGGGTGTTGATATAGCTGCTGAACTAGGGCTAAGTCCCAACAGCGTCAGGACAATACTCTTTAACAACGGAGTCAAGTTAAAGACCCCGATAGGCAGACCGATGGTGGACAACCCTGTTCGTAACAGGTTCAAAGTGCCGAAGGTACACAAAGGGCCGGAGCAGGTGATGCCAGACCCGTTTAGGAGAAGGTAATGATAACTCCCGCGTTAATATGTATAGCTACTGCAATTTACTTCGAGGCTAGGGGTGAACCCGGCGATGGGCAGATTGCTGTAGCACAAGTTATACACAATAGAGTCGAAGACCCGCGCTATCCAGACAATGCGTGCGATGTGGTTAAGCAAGGTTATTACTTGAACAATAACCCAGTGAGAGACAAGTGCCAGTTTAGTTTTTGGTGCGACGGTAAATCCGACAGCCCGAGAAATATTAATGCTTGGCATGATGCTCTATACCTCGCATATATAAGTGACCGTATACCTGACCGAACAAAAGGGGCTACTCACTACCACACTACTGAAGTATATCCAGCGTGGGCTTATACCGGCGAAGTCACGACTAAGATAAACAAGCATGTGTTTTATGCAGGTGTTAAGTAAAGATGTATAAGAACCTTGATCAACAATGTAAGTGTGGTCAGAAGATGCTTGAAGTGCTTGGCTATGTTGAGAAACAAGACGGCGATGGGCACCCACAACCGTATCGGAAAGGTTGGTACTGTCCGTTGTGTAAGGCTTGGGAAGACGCAATTCTTAGAGAGAAAATAGTAGAGGAAAAATAATGTACGAATACAAAGCAACAATAATTAGAGTCGTCGATGGAGATACAGTAGATGTTGATATTGATCTTGGTTTTGATTGTTGGGTTCGTAATCAGCGTATCCGTCTTTTCGGCGTCGATACTCCAGAATGTCGCACTAGAAATAAACAGGAGAAAGCACATGGATTACTCGCGAAAGCCTACGCCCAAAAGGCTCTCAAGCTGGGAGGAGTTTATGCGCTCCGAACAAGAGAGAAGGGGAAGTTTGGAAGGTACTTGGGTGAAATCAAAGTTGGACGGACGACCATTAATAAACTACTCATTAAAGAAAAGTTGGCTGTCGCATACACCGGACAAAATAAAAAAGACATAGCTGCTGCACAAGAGGCTAATCGTTTAGCACTAGTAAAAGAAGGTAAGCTGTAGTGAACATAATAACAGTAGACTTTGAGACCTACTACGACAAACAATTTTCTCTAAGCAAACTAACAACCGAGCAGTACGTTCGCAGTCCTGAGTTTGAAGTAATAGGACTGGGCGTTAAGGTTAACGCGGGTGGGACAGATTGGATAAGCGGCCCATTTAATGCAGTTAAAGAGTATTTACATGATAACTACGACTGGGAAAACTCTGCTGTACTCGCTCACAATACTATGTTTGATGGCGCTATTCTTAGTTGGCTGTTTGATATTCACCCTAAGCTATGGCTTGATACGCTTTGCATGGGGCGCGGACTCCACGGTACGGAAGTTGGTGGCTCGCTTAAGTACTTGGCTGACATGTACGAGATCGGCGAGAAGGGCACTGAAGTAGGCAACGCAATCGGCAAGCGCCTAGCGGACTTCACTGACGAAGAACTAGAACGGTACGGCGACTACTGTATACAAGACGTTGAACTTACCTATCAGTTGTTCGAGATATTTTTAAAGGTATTCCCCAAGAAAGAACTCAAAGTAATCGACATGACACTGCGTATGTTTATCGAACCGCAGTTAGAGTTGAACGTTGGCAAACTGGAAGACCACTTGGATACGCTGCAAGAGCAGAAAGAAAAGCTACTTGAAGAGTGCGGCATCGAAAAAGAAGAGCTGATGTCTAACCCGAAGTTTGCTAAAGCACTTGAGTCGCTGGGCGTTACCCCACCAACGAAAACAAGTTTGCGCACAGGTAAAGAAGCCTTTGCGTTTGCCAAGAGTGACGAGGGTTTCAAAGCCCTACAGGAACATGATGATGCGCGAGTACAAGCCCTAGTAGCTGCACGCATAGGTTTGAAGAGCACACTAGAAGAGACACGCACAGAACGCTTCATCGACATAGGTATACGCGGCAAGATGCCCGTACCCATCCGGTACTACGCGGCGCACACAGGTAGATGGGGTGGCGCAGACAAGATAAACCTGCAAAACCTACCATCACGAGGGCCGAATGCAAAGGTACTGAAGTCGTGCATTTGCGCCCCCGAAGGCTACACCTTGATCGAAGCTGACTCTGCGCAGATAGAGGCTCGCGTATTAGCTTGGTTAGCAGGACAAGTTGACCTAGTTCGAGCATTCGAGAACGGCGAAGACGTTTACAAAAAGATGGCGGCTACTATCTACAATAAGAAGGTAGAAGAGATAGACGGTGCGCAACGCTTCATAGGCAAGACCACAATCCTCGGTGCGGGCTACGGCATGGGGGCGGCTAAGTTCCGTGACCAGTTGAAGGGCATGGGCGTCGAAGTAGAAGAAGAGGAATGTAAGCGCATAATACGAGTGTACCGCAGTGCTAACGGGGCGATATCTCAGCTATGGCGTGACGCACAAAATGCACTGATGGGTATGTACCAAGGTGAGCGGTACGGCGTAGGCAAAGACGGCGTGCTAAGAGTGCTACCCGAAGCTAGTGGCATACGTTTGCCGTCGGGGCTAATCATGCGCTACACAGACCTTAAGGCCGAGGATGGTGAGATGGGCGTGCAGTTCTCTTACAAAACACGTCGCGGTAGAGTAAATATCTACGGCGGTAAAGTAATAGAGAACGTATGCCAAGGCATTGCACGTTGTGTCATGTCGGATCAAATGCTAATGATTTCAAAAAGATACCCTATATTACTTACAGTACATGACTCTGTGGTATGCTGTGTTTCAGACAATGAAGTTGGCGAAGCTGCGGCTTATGTTGACGAATGTATGCGACACACTCCCGATTGGGCAAAGGGCCTTCCGGTGCGTGGTGACGTGGAGATCGGAAAAAATTACGGAGAAGTGACGGAATGGGTAAACCCACATGGTCATTTAGCAGCATAAAGACGTTCGACCAATGCGCCAAAAAGTACTACCACACCAAAGTAAGTAAAGACTACAAAGAAGACTTTAACACTGAAGCCATACTGTACGGCAATGAATTCCATGAAGCTGCCGAACATTATGTAAGCGGTGTAGTAGAAGAGCTAGACCCAAGGTTCGACTATGCTAAGGCAGCGTTGGACAAGCTCAAGAACATGAAAGGCGAGAAGCTCTGTGAGTACAAGATGGGGCTGACTGAAAACCTTGAACCCTGCGAATTCTTTGCCAAAGACGTATGGTTTAGGGGCGTTTCCGACCTTACGATATTAGATAAAGAAGCTGGTGTAGCTAAAGTAATAGACTACAAGACCGGTAAGTCTGCGAAGTACGCGGACAAAGGGCAGCTCGAACTGATGGCGCTAGCCACATTCAAGCACTTCCCTGATATAAAAGTAGTGAAGGGCGGCCTGCTTTTCGTAGTGTGCAACGCGTTTGTCAAAGAGACGTACACCATCGAGAACGAGCCTGCGCTGTGGGAAAAATGGCTTGGCGAATACGGCAAGTTAGAGAAAGCGTTTGAGGTAGATACTTGGAACGCTACACCAACAGGGCTTTGCCGCGCATGGTGCGTGGTACTTGAGTGCCCACATAACGGTAAGAGGTGACACGATGCCTTACAAGAACCCGAAAGACAGACCGAAGCAGAAGAACAAACCCGTTGATAGTCCTGAGTTTAAAGCTCGGATGGAACGCCAACGTGCCCGGCGCAAGATGGACAAAGAAGGCAAAGACAAAAACAAAAACGGCAAAGCCGACAAGCGCGAAGGCAAAGATGTTAGCCATAAGAAAGCCCTTAGTAAGGGTGGTAGCAACAAAGACGGCGTTAAAGTAGAGAGCCGCAGCAAGAACCGCGCTCGAAACTATAAAAAGAAAAAGACTACTAAAAAGTAACCGAAAGGTAAGGCTAGATGCAGATAATCGAAAACAAAGGCTTGCTTTTGCGGCTTCGTAATCCCGCAAAAATCACAACGGCCATACCTACAAGCAAGGCAGTAGGTGACAACGAGGTGCTTGTTAAGTGGGGTGTAGACGAAGCCCGAGTGCTTAGGAACTTGAACGTAAAAGACGTACCCTCACCTATTCTGGGTATGTACGATTGGCCCGGACGCTACAAACCCTTCGACCATCAAAAGACCACGGCGTCTTTCCTTACCATGAACCCACGAGCCTTCTGCTTTAACGAACAAGGCACAGGCAAAACAGCTTCTGCTATATGGGCGGCTGACTTTCTAATAAGGCAACGCAAAATAAATCGCGTGCTTATCGTCTGCCCCCTGTCCATCATGGATTCAGCGTGGCGTGCTGATCTGTTTAACTTTGCTATGCACCGTACTGTGGACATAGCGCATGGCGCTAAGAAGAAACGGCAAGAGATTATAAACAGCGACACTGAGTTCGTGATTATCAATTACGACGGTGTAGAAATAGTTAAAGACGACATAGCCAACGGTGGGTTTGACCTAATCATTGTAGACGAAGCAACCCATTACAAGAACGCACAGTCCAAACGTTGGAAGGTGCTAGCTAGCATTATGACTAGCACCACATGGCTATGGATGATGACAGGCACACCTGCCGCACAATCACCGGTTGACGCATACGGGTTAGCCAAACTAGTTAACCCTAAAGGAGTGCCTAGGTTTTTTGGTGCGTTTCGCGAGATAGTCATGTACAAAGTTACGCAGTTCAAGTGGGCGCCTAAGCCGACCGCTACGGACACCGTATATAATGCGTTACAACCTGCAATACGTTTTACTAAAGAACAGTGTCTCGACTTGCCAGATATGACCTACGTCAAACGAGAGGTAGCACTGACCGCACAGCAAAAGAAATTTTACGATCTACTGCGTAAACAGATGATGACTACTGCCGGAGGCGAACAAATTACTGCGGCCAACGCAGCAGTGAACATGAACAAGTTGCTGCAAATATCCTGCGGCGCGGTGTATAGCGATACTGGAGAGACAGTAGAGTTTGACGTTAAGAACCGCTACAAAGTACTGCGTGAGGTAATTGATGAGTCTAGCCAGAAGGTACTTATCTTTGTGCCGTTTAAGCATGTCATAGAGATACTAAAAGAAAAACTCTCTGCTGATGGCGTAACCAATGAAGTAATCAATGGTGACGTAAGCGCGAACAAGCGCACCGCCATCTTCAAACAGTTCCAAGAAACCGACGACCCCCGAGTACTTATCATACAACCGCAAGCTGCTGCGCACGGTGTGACGTTAACTGCGGCAAACACTATTGTATGGTGGGGGCCAACTTCTTCACTCGAAACCTACGCACAGGCTAACGCTCGCGTACACCGCTCGGGGCAGAAGCATCCTTGTACTGTAGTTCAGTTGCAAGGTTCTGCCGTTGAAAAGCGCATGTACAAGATGCTAGACGAGCGGATCAACATTCACACTAAAATGATAGATTTGTACCAAGATATACTTGAACTATAAGCTAAACTACACTATATTAAATAAAACATAACTATAAATGGAGTATGATGACATGACAGACGGTGTTGTGACGGACCTCGACCGCCTCGTTTCTGTGTACGTAAAGATTCGAGATAAGAAGTCAGAGTTAGCGGCCGAATTTAACGAGAAAGAAAAAGAGCTTGACGCCAAACTAGACAAGCTAAAAGCAGTACTACTAGAACATTGTAAAGAGACTGGAGTCGAATCTGTTAAGACTGCTTCTGGTACGTTTTGGCGCACCCAGAGGAAACGTTTCTGGACTAGTGACTGGGAAGCAATGAACCGGTTTATCGTGGATAACGAAGCGGTGGACCTACTAGAGAAACGAATTCACCAAGGCAACATGAAGCAGTTTCTTGAAGAAAACCCTGACACATTACCGCCGGGGTTAAACGCAGACAGCGAGTATTCTATTACTGTACGGAGGAAAAAATGACTGATGTAGAATCCTATGTCCCCGTCGAAGAGGTTGCTGAGCAACTCTCGGTAAAAGTGAGCACGGTTAGGCAGTGGGTAAATAAGGGCTTTATACCAAAAAGCACTTACATAAAAGTGGGTTACACGTACCGCTTTAATATCCCTGCTGTTATCGAAGCACTTAAGCAAGAAGAGCCAAGCGACACCCAAGAAGAAAAGGGGCAGATTACCCAACAACTAGAACTAGATTTTAATGAGGATGATGATTTATGAGCGAATTAGCTTTGTTTGACAATATGCCAGCGGAGTACAAAGACTTGTTGGCACAACTAGACCCTGACAAAAACGCATCCGGTGGGAGTACAGGCGGGGGTGTTAGCCGTCTTAGTATTCGCGGTGGAGTGTTTCGTAAAGTAGTTAACGGGCAAGAAGTGGGCGAACTCGACGGGCGTTCAATTAATATAGTTATCGTTAAGACTTCGCCTGTATCACGCATGTTCTATGAAGGGCAGTACGTAGCAGGACAGGCAAGTGCTCCGACATGTTGGTCGGGTGACTCCAAAAGTGGTAAGCCTTCGGACGATGTGCCGAGTGAAACACGTCAAGGCGCTACATGCTTTGATTGCCCACAGAACGTCAAAGGCTCCGGCCAAGGACAGTCTCGTGCGTGCCGTTACCAACAACGTGTTGCAGTAATGTTAGCTGATGCTGAAGGTAAACTGCGATCCAATTCGGTGTACCAGCTATCATTACCTGCTACTAGCGTATTCGGTGACGACAAAAAGAAGATGGGTTTGCAAACTTACGCTAAATTAATCGAAGCCCAAGGCGCGCCACTTGCGGCCATTATGACTGAGCTTAAGTTTGATACCGATAGTTCTACACCTAAGTTATTGTTTAAGCCCGTACGAATGTTAGCGCAAGACGAATTAGTAATGGCGTTAGAAGCGCAAAAAGATGAAGCCACTACAAAATTGATTACGCTTTCCGTAAAACCCAAGCAAGATACTAGCGTTCCACAATTAACTAGTGATAAAGTCTCAAGCCCTGTTCCAGAGAAGCCATCGTTGTTTGCCGAAGCGGAAGACGATGAAGAAGAAGTAGCGGAACCCAAGGTCAAAGTGTCCAAGAAAAAGAAAGAGGCACCAGCACCTGACGTTGATTTGGCTTCGTTGTTGGACGAATTCGACGACTAAAAACAAGCGGGTGCTTTCGGGCACCCGTAATTTCCTATGACACTAAAAACAAGCGGGTGCCTTCGGGCACCCGTAACTCCCTATGACACGGACTCGATGATGGACACCAAACAATTCTTAAATACGGTGTTGAGTGAAGAAGGGTACTACTGCGTAGCAGGGCTAAAAAACGGTAAGATGGTACGGAAGTCTTACGACTCCATAGACGCTGCTGTTGATGTCGCAAACAATTTTGATTTAGAAGAGCGGGATGCGTACTTTACACCCGCTTCTTTTATAGACGGTGATAGCACTAAAGGCGATAACATCCACCGTATTAAGTCTTTGTTCTTGGACTTAGACTGCGGCCCAGACAAACCCTACATCACACAACAAGAAGCCCTAGCAGCACTGCGGGACTTCTACAAAACTTACAAACTACCTCGCCCATTTATCGTAAATTCGGGGCGCGGACTGCACGTATATTGGGGACTGGACAAAGCCTATCCTCGGGATAAGTGGCTACCGGTTGCTACTGCACTAAAGGCAGCGTGCCTAGAGAACGGGTTGGACATAGACCCTGCGGTAACTGCTGACGCTGCGCGTTTACTACGTGTACCAAACACACGTAACTTCAAAGGCACGCCACCACTACCTGTACGGGTGTTGTTAGCGTCGGACAAAGTTACGTCTCTAGAAGATTTCGCAGCTTTGCTGCCCACAGATTTGATACC